TGTCGGCGATGCTGTAGTCAACGGAAATGCAAACGCTGTAAATGCTGTAGAATTAATATCCACAGTCATTGTGTAGTTAGCTGCACTTAAGGCAGTAATCGTGCCTGTCAATCCATTCAATTCAGCCATTCCGAAAGAAGCAGGAATGCTAAAACGAACTTTCATACCAACAACATAAAATGGAGTTGGATCAATGGAAGTCTGAACTACCGCAGATGCTGCCGCTGTTACTGCTGTTACATACAGAAATTCAGGATCTACTGCAGCCGCACTTGAAAGGCGACGTGTAAAACCTGCTGTACCAGCCGCAAGACCTGCTGCACTAATCCCAAGCAAAGTATAGCCAGAACCAGAAACAGTAGAAATCTGAACCGCCATCCCTCCATACTGGAGCATACCTGTTGTATTATAAATACGAACGATATCTCCTGCAGAATAAGTGTTGGTCTGAGTTACTACTGCTGGGGAAGCCGCAGAAATCGCTGTAATAGCGTTGGCTGCTTGAGCTTCTACAACAGGACTTGATGTTACTAGTGTAAAACCATTAGTTGCTGTTGAAGTTGCAAAAGTATCTAAAACCATAGTAGATGTGTTCGCAGTTTTTTTCCAACGAAGACCACTATTTGCACTAATCAAAGACCCACCAAACCATTCAGCCATAACAACTACTGGAGTTGCTGGAGCCAAGGGCATTTGAGTGAGGTTATACGTCTTGAAATAGTCTACTGAACTCGGAAGATTAATCTTCACATTCACGCCAGTTGAAAGGAATGAACCTTGAGTAATAAGTGTGAAAGCCATAAATATTCTCCTTATAGTCTAGCTGTTACGTTTAGTCCGCTAATCCAGTTTTGGTTAGTGATCGCACGAGCGATGGCAAACCTAGCATAAAGCTGACTGTTCTGTCCGACAGAGGATACAACCCAATCTGGTCTGAAACCGATTTTGGCGCTGTATTGGTTCTGTTCGATTTTTGCTGCTGCTTCCAACATTCTGTTGCTTGTTAACTTAAGATCTTGTACAATAGCGCTATGCACATTAGATTGATTCTTCTGATTAAAGAACGAAAGAAATATCCGTCCAAAGACTTTGCTCCTTGGAAGATTTACTCCGATCCTATTAAAGAAGAAATTTTTCATAATGTCAAAACTCTAAATAAACGTGGTTCTTAAGCGGGCTGGTCATTTCTGCCAACCTCCGCAATTTTATTTATATTTGCGGCTCGGACTATCACACACATCTTTCGATGTTCTCAGGGGTTAGTCTCTCAGCCTGCACGGTTTCCCTGCTTGGCCCTTGTTATCCTGTCGGACCTCCAAGTCAATTACCCAAGATTTTAGTTCGGCTAGGCTGCCTGACCGAACATGGGAACAGTATAAACCGTCTGTCCGCCTGGTGATGATGCGCCTGGAGTCTTTGCGGCTTTTGAAGACACAAAGAATCTAAAGCGTGACACTGAACAATACTCTTCAGGTCGCAATCCTTCTTGATCTGGGTAAGCATTTTTCAGCAATACGCCCTGAACGCCTTGAAGGTCAGAGGTAATGTCTGTACTTGCCAAAGCAATGAATGCATCCCTGGTTGGGCCAGTCGCAAACTGATCTTTCGCTGAGATCACTTCAAGCATTGTTCTCGCATCGTTTCCGAGCAAGATTTTCTCAATGTTATTGATGTCGTTACGACTGATCTCTGAAGGCTGTTGACCGTTGATTCCACCTACTGCGTTGATATACGACACAGAAGAGGAATATAGATCTCTCATTAGAAGATCTTCTTTTTCTCTGAGCCATTGACCAAGTAATGCAGTAAACTTAGTAAGTACTTTATTGTTCTCAAATAATTGTACTTGTTCATTTATAACTACAGTCTTAGCATAGATCTCTGTAGTTGCATCGATATCAGTACGGACTACAACTTCAGGGGCTGGATCAATTCCAGAACCATCGAGTTGCCCACCATCAGTGGATAGTCTTTCGTAGCGACTCATTCTTACGGTTTTGCCGATATGAGCTTCAGAATAATGAAGATCACATCCGAAACTATGGATGAGGTTGAACCATTTCTGTTACTTTTATGACCTATTTCTAGGCGGGGAGTCTTGTTAATCCTCCCTCACGACCTTTCTTTCCATTCGTCGTGTTCAGACTATCGCATCACCTTTCGGTGTCCTCTCACTTAGTCGTTCACCGTGCTTTCGCTTCGGCCCTGTCACCCTGTCGGGCTTCCAAGTCAATCAGAGAGGATTTAAAGCCCACATTCAGTTTATGGGCGTAGAGAGTAGATCTTCACTAAATTGCAAAGGTAGCTCTGGAGCCATGTTGAAAATTGAAACGATTCCTGTAGAGGAAGACATAAAAACTCACGTTGAGTGTTTCATTATTTGATGGGTGCGAATCCAACTAATACTGCGACACTGGCGAAGTGCAATTTCTGCCTGGGGTAGCGAATCTCAAACTCGGCTATTTTTAGATTATGATTTATTTGAATTGTTAACAAACTTTTTCTTATTTTGGGGTCACATGGTAACCCCAAGGAATTTGAGTTTCTCGCGAGAGTAATTCACGTTTGATTATCAATACTTTTGGGTTCTCCTATATTCTCCATTGTCTTGATTGGAAATGCTTTTTTGAAAGATGCTTCAAACTGTTCTTTTGTATCTACAGAATTTCCAATTCCAATGATTTGCCATAGGTGATTTTTCAAAGCTACCATTCCAACTTTTTCAGATAGAAATTGGAATAGCCGGTATTTTCTCTTGCCATTTGCGTAAACAACTGGATTTTTAGATTCCAACTCTGCAAGGATGGCTCCATTGCTGTTCGCTAGGGGATGGTAGATGTATTTGCGGATCACATGGCCAAAGAAACTAGGATTGCCTTTTGTTTTCTTAAGGTCATATATTTTGTAAAGCATGTCAAAGAACTGATCGGGGAATTCTTTTTCCCATTTTCTTTGTTCTTCTCGGATATAATCTCGGAAAATATTCCTATACTCTTCCTTCTTCTTTTCCTCGAAATATCCCGCAGTTTCGTCTATTAAGGCGACGAGACCCACCTGAGCAAAGGATCTCATGAGGATTTCACAGCTTTTCGCCAAATCTACCTGATCTTTTGTGAGTACTCCTGCATCCCGAGCTTTAAGATAAGTTTCGCATGCAAGGGTAAGAATCTGATATTCGTATCCCTCTACACTGCGATTGTTTTTATTTTTATAGATAATCGGGCAGCCCGCCATTGAATTTCCTTGAGGGAAAAATGGTCTAAGATTTTTTGCATAGAGAAATACAGGCAAGCCGATCGCTCTCGCATTTTTTACCTCTTCATTATTTGCCTTTCCCCTGCCCATTGTTTTCATAATACTTCTGGAACTTAAAATTCTTTTCACAGATCCGTCGGGCATTTTTAAAACTGCGCAATCTATTTTTTTGTCTCCTATTTGCAATACACCCGAATGCGTAGCCCTCGGAATTGTAGGGTGGAATCTCTCTTCGATAGCTTTTTTAGCTAAATCACTTCTTTGCTCAGGCGTCATATTTTTCATGCGGGTAAGTCCGCCTTTAGCTCTGTAATCATTCATAGATACCTCATATTTTTTAAAATAAATACGAAGTTAAAGAAATAAACGATTCACGTCAATATTTTTGTCCAACCTTCATAAACATTTTATAAGCCATTACTACTGAACACCTTTTATCGTCCTTTGAATTCTCGCCCAATTATCGCTCTTCCTTTGAGCATTCAGCGCCATGATTGGAGAAGCATCTCCACTTTGAGCTAGCCCAGTCGACATTGATTGTGGCTTCAATAGATTCTTGGTAGCTTTCGCAGCATCTTTGCTTGCATTGGTGTTTGGAACATATCTCTTGAGTGCGTTGTAGACCTTACTCCATTTCTCAAATGAATCTGGCATCGCTCTGAGAGCCTCAAAAGCTTCTGGATGATGAAATTCTAAATAGTCGACATTATCTTGAGAGGTGACTTTCTCGAAATCAGGAAATATACCTTTCAACTTAGCAGGTTGATTTTTCAGATCTTCTTGCGCGCGGTCTTGTTGATATTTGATATCGCGCTTGTGAATGGCTGCATCTATACGCTTTTGGATCTCATCTTCTTCTTGAGGTTCGGAGTTGGATTGATTCGGTTGAGGTTTATTAAGGACTGCTTCTAAAGCTGCCTTGAGCGCTTCAGCTTCTTCTTCTTTAGCTTTCATTCGAATATCGGAGACTTCTTTTTCCTTGCGTTCTTTGTCACGCACTTCTCTGAATTTACGCCAGTTGATTTGATCGGGTGTTTCGTTTGTGTTTTCAACAGCAACCGGAGCTGCAACGACGGGTGTTTCCGTTTTGATTAAATTATCATTATTGGTAGGATTTGTTTTTTCTTCCATTATTCACCATATTAAGAGTTTATGAACCAAGAAAACGAAACACCTCAAGATGTTCCCAGTGATAAGGATCTTGCCAAAGATCACGATTATAAAAAAGATTTAGCTCACTATAGAAACATTTTGCAGTATATGGCATCAAACGTTCCCATCGGCTGCCTCTGTTTGCCTAAAGTCATCGAGCGTAGCTTGGCCAAGGAAGGCTGCCTTCGAGTCTACGATCTGATTAACAGAGATCTTAGAGAAATCAAAGGGCTTGGTAAAAGTCGAATCGAGCTTCTTACATCCCGCTTGGATGAGTTCTTCTGTGTGAGCACTTAAATATTCTGATTCGGATTCTAGACCAATATTATTCCAAGTACGGATAGAGTCGTGAAATATTCCCGAAAAGAATGTGTCACACCAACGCTTAGTGTCTTTCCATTGAGGGGCTACATATTTCATCTCTGAAACGACGGCCATAACCTTTGGATTGGGAAGAGACCACAAACGGGCAATTGTATTGGTAAACTTATCATAATGAAAAACTACCTGATTTGGGCGCGGATTGGGAAGATAAGGCCATGCATAGAATTTGCGACGTGTCACTCCCAGAATCAAACAGTCTGTAGCAATCACCATCGCAACGCAAAATTCAGGCTCGTCGATAAGATCATAATGCGCATCGATACACTTCCAGACTTCAGGAAGAATATCATCGCATAAAGAATGCCCAATCTCATCAGGATCATACTTTGTATTATCCCGTTGAGCATTGAGCGACTGTTCACCGACGGTCACACGCGCAGACATCAATAATCTTCGTCGTTGATCTTCTTGTGAGTCGTCGAACGAGTCTTTGCTTTCTTAGGATTAAATGCTTCTCCGCCGTCTTTACGCATCGCCTTAGAGGGCTCATTCATACTGTAATGGGTCTCGTAAGGTACTTTGGGCAGAGCATTAGAAGGTTTTTTCTTAGCCATCTTTATTCTTTCACTCGGTTCTTTTTGACGTAATCTGCAAGTCCTGATGATCTTTTGTCAAGATCTCCTGGGTTCCCCATCTCTGAAGAATACTTAAGATTGCTTGTTGCTCCAAGTTTCCCTTGAGCTACTTCGGAATGAGATTTAATCCCGATTTCTGATTTTTTTCCTTTGTCTGCCATGATACACCTTCAAATATTTGGTTGGTTTGAACTTAGTTTTACTAAATTAGCCATTTCTAAGCCAGTACGGAATTGTGAAAACTCCATATCTTCAAGAGCAATCATCTCTCGTACTAAGGCTAATTCGGCTTCCTTCTCTTTGTATTTTGCATTAGCTTCAATCTCATCAATGCGCGCTGTTTTCTCACGAGCAGATGCTTGGAGATCCCCTTGACGAGCTGTTTCAGTCTGTGATTTAGCTTGCATCTCCATGATTTTAGCTTCATCCATTTTAGCTTGCTGCTGAGATTGTGCTTCTTGCTGTTTCTGTTGCTGTTGGGATTGTTCCTGCATCTCTTTGAGGACTTTATCTTTATTGGTGATAAAGGCTACGCGCATAATCGATGCATCTGCAATCGGCATTCCGATTTCTCTGAAGTGCAAGAGCTGCTGAAGTTCTGTTTGCCTTTGGGAAGTGGAGTAGTTTCCTTCCTCGACAGCAAGAGAGTAACGAAGAGACTTGGAGCTAAAGAATCCTTTCTGAGGCTCTTTACCAAGGATTTTCGTGACCTTTGCTTTTGAGAAATTCTTACGGATTGCTTGTATCCTAATCTCTCCGAAAAGACGCTGCGTGTAGTCTAGCTTATCGAATAGGGTTTGAAGAGTCACAAGACCGGCGCCTTGACGTAACATCGAAAGGATACCGGACTTATCATCAGTAGCTGCGCCCAGTAATTCTTCGTTCACGCCGCTGATCTTAGAAATGTCTTCTGATAAAGATCTGGAGAGCTCTAACATGGATGGCGGTATGGAAGGAGCCTCAATGCGTTGAATCTCTCCAGGAAGATGGCCTGCTTTTAAAGGGACTAAGAAGCCCTGGCCAGATTGTCTAAATGCTTTCGGGTCCACCACCGCATCGATGGGGTAAATCCATCCTGAATTGATTTGAGATTGCAAGATGTCCATCTCAATGGTCTTGCGCATATTATAGAGCCAATTCACATCTCTAAGATTTCTGACTACACCAGTGATCTTCCAAGCATACGACTGCATATCAGGTTCATGGTAACAGAGTGTTGGGACCATCGGATATCGGTCTATATTGAGAAGATTAGGGCCATCGTAGAGGATTTTATCTCCTACAGAGACGCACAATTTAACCGTAGGGATTTGCTTTTTATGCATCTTAAGCCAGGGCTGTGCTTGCATAATTTCCTTGAGCTCATCCTCGTTATCTACTCCCTCATCGACCTCAAACTCAGTATTATCACCAGTATAAGGATCAAGAAGAAGGGTTGCTTCTCGAGTAGATCGATAATAGAATTGATCATAGGCCAGTAGTTTGTTAACATCTAAATTCATCAGTTCGGCTTGGAGAGGAAAGCGTCCGTCTTTAGCTCCCATAGATTTTAATCCATCGATCTCTTTGGCATGCCCAGGGAGAAGCGCGCGAGCACCTGCCTTAGTTACCCAACGTCTTCTCCAAATGGCAGTACAGTCGGAGAGATCCTGTTTGCGAAAGTATGTGTCCATCAGGAAATTACAGTACGCTACTTGATCGGTGAACAAATCACCTGATACAGGATCCAAAGTATAATCCATTTCAAGACACAATAGGTTGATACCAGTCGTGCACGCACCTTCAAAAGACTGCGAAATATATTCCTGGAACCCATCTCTATTCTCTGTCCACTTCAGCACGGCATTATAATCGTCGGCTAAACCGTCCTCTTCATGTAGAGGAATTGTGATCGTACTTTTTCTGTTCTTTCTTTGATAGCCCGTGATCATCGAGATCTGACGCTTGATCAGATTGAAAAAGAATCGGCGATTTTGATAATAGTCCTGGCCGCCATAAATGATTGAGTTGAGGGATTGGTCGCCAACTTTAAAGCGTGTATCTAAACTGCCCTGCTGCCACAGGGCAGAAGACGCGGGATAATGAGAATTATAGAACTCATCCTTGAATTGCTGCAGATGCTTTGATCCCATATCTGTAGGGTCAACATAGCCACCTAATGAATAATTTCCACCTGACTGATAAGATCCCATGTCACCTCTAAAATATACTGTATGACAATAATGTATTTTTGAAAATGAATTAAAGTGGAGTCAGATCAGATCCACTGCAACGACTACATTACAGGTGCGACAACGCGTCACTAATAGCTTGCGATTCTTCAGGAAAAACCACACGCAGTGATGACTCCCTCAGCTAAAGCAGAAGGCTTCTCCCGTGAGTAGCTTTCGCTACGGTTAGG